GCAGTGAATTAGGCGGTATAGGCATAAAGAAAATAACTGACGTAGCGATTAAGTGGGCGGACGGATTACCGAGCGACCCAGTTGAAGAGGCTGCAATTATGAAGTCCAGAACAGCGGACAAAGCAACAATGTCGCAGTACAGGGCGTTGAAAGTATATGATGGTATGACAGACGAAGAAGCCGATGAAGAAATGGCGCGTATCAGCGACGAGGAATCAACACCCGTCAGCATACCAGAAATTGCGCAGGGCGAGGAAAGCGAAGAACAGGAGGCGCAAGATGAGCAGATTGAGGTTTAGACGGGTCATATCTGAAAAGTTTGTTAACAACGAATGGGTAGCGAAAAAGAAGACGGGGTTGTTTTGGTTTGGGAAAGAAGGGGCAATATATACGTTGTTTTTGGTGTAAATATGCCAAAGCCAATACCAGAAAACATTCAGCGGTTGAGAGACGAATATAGAGCGTCGATGGATAGAATGTTAAAGATAGTCGAGGCGCAAGAAGCACGGGGCAACGCGACGTCATACAGAAGGAAGTTAATGACGAGCATTAACCAAGAGATAGAGGTGCTGGACGAATTTGCGGGGAAGTGGGCGAATGGCGAAATAACCGACGCGTACAATCAAGGCATAGACAAAGTGTTAGAAACATACCGAGCAGCAAACATAAACGTGTCGGACATAGCCGCAAACAATCGGGTAATGAAAACGTTAATTAACAACACCGTTGGAAGTTTACAAGACGCAAATCAATTTATAGGTAGGTCAATCGAAGACAACATAAGGCAGGCGGGGTTAGAAGCGGTGGCGTCGGGCGTAGGCGGTGGCGTAAAGGAAATAAAAAACGTTTTACTCGAGAAGTTAAAAGACAACGGGATACCCGCAATTAAGGATAAAAATGGTAGATTAATAAAAGCAGATGCGTATGCGTCGATGGTCGCACGAACAACAACAAGAGAAGCTGCAAATAAAGCATCAATGCAAGCGGTGCAAGATGCGGGGTATGACTTAGTAAAGATACCGTCACATTTCTCGACGTGTGAGATATGCGCGGTGTATGAGGGCAGGGTATACAGCATTTCGGGCAACACGGCGGGGTATCCAAAGTTAGACGACGTATTTAGCGGTGGACATTCAACAATACACCCTAATTGCACACACAGCGCGGTGCCATACATAATTAAATTTGACGATAACCCAGCACAGACGAAGGCGGAGTCAAACAGACCGTTTGAGTTAACGGCATCGGACAAGAGAAGCGTTGACAATTACAACAAAGAGCAAGCGGTTAAAGCACGGCGCAGAAGCGACAGGGCGGAGTGGGAAAAGGAAAAAGCAAAAGACCCACAGAGCGTGCCAAAAACGTTCAGCGCGTACAGGGCGAAAAAGAGGGCGGGAACGTTGGGAGTAGCACCGAAGGTCGTTGCAAAACCTAAAGCCGTTGTTGTTAAGTTTGTACCAGCAAAGACAATAGACGAGGCGTTTAAGGCAATGGATAAATATGCGGTTAACATAACAGTTAACAAGAATATATTTAAAAACCTTGACGACATAAACAAAATAAACGAAACATTGTTTAATTTAACGCGCAAGTATCCAATAGACGTGTTGCAATCGATAGAGACGGGCAGAACGAAAGCGTATGCAAGCGCAAACCGTCAAATGATTAAATTTGGGGAGGCGTTTATTAACAAGCCAAGTATTGCGTCGTACGCTTCGAATGTTGAATTCCCTAAAAAGGTCAATGAAGCGGTGGACAACACAAAATTGTGGTTAGAAAAAGCGAAAACGAAAGCATATTATAGCGAACAGGCAAGACAAAGCGACATAAAATATTACGAGAAAGTATTAAAGAAATACGAGGAAATGGCAAAGTTTTCACGCGGGAATGTAATACGTACGGGGCACGAGATTGAGGACGTTATAACACACGAATACGGGCATGTGTTGGCAGACCAAAAGTTTAAAATGATAAATGGTGCGTATGCAAGAACGGCGGACGACAACGCAAAAATAATGGACGTAATGGTAACAAACAGCAAGGCAAGAAGAGATGGCGATATTTATAACATATCGTCGTATGCAAAAACAGACGACCATGAGTTTTTATCAGAGGTATTCGCGATGCGAGAAACTGGGCAAGCGTTACCAGCATATATCACAAATATGTTAGAGAGGGTGTTTGGCAAATGAACGGTAGCAGATGCAAAACGTGTATACATTACGACGAACAAATAGACGAGTGGTCGCAATCTGACGTAATATACGAAGACGAAAGGGAAACAAAGCATTATTGTTTTGCGTATGACGATGGCGACGGGATACCAAGTGATATATGGAACGACAAGGCAATACACACAAAGTCAAAAGATGGTATGGTATACAGAAAAAAGTGACCTAAACAAGTCATAAAACTGTTACATTAAGCGCAGATGCGCGGAGGGAGTCATTGATATGGCAGAAACAGACGTAATAACAACAACAGAAACAACCGCAATACCGCCAATAGGAAAAACGTTTTCGGAGGATTACGTTCGGACTATACGCGAGGAAGCGAAAGAGAATCGGTTAGCAAGAAAAGCAGCGGAGGAAGCAGCGGAGTCAGTAAAAACAATGGTAAAGACAATTTTAGGATTGTCGGCAGAGGACGTGGTGGACGTCACAAAAGCACCGTTGTACAAGAAAATGATTGACGACAACGTGAATGCAGCAATGAGTAAAGCAAATGAGAGATTGCTATTAGCAGAAATCAAAAGCCTCGAAGGCTTCGACGCGAAACTGGTAGCAAGATTGATTGACCGTAGCAAGATAAAGATTGACGAGAACGGAAACGCGGTAGGTTTGAAAGAACTCGCCGAAGAGTTGGCAAAAGAATTCCCGCAAATCAAAATTGCGAGTACGTCAACAGGGGTGAATCCGCCACCGAGTCAAGCGTTATCGGAAATCGAAACTATGAAAACACAATACGCGGAAGCGGTAAAAAAAGGAAATACCGCGGAAGCAATAGCGTTGAAAAACGCAATATTCCGAGAGGAACATAAAAAATAAACGGTACAGTTTGGAGTTATAAATTGACACCCACACCTTTTTATGATATAATGTTAAAAAGGAGTTGATGGTATGCCAATTAAAAACCATATATCCGGTATATATTGCATTAGAAACACAATAACAAACAAGGTGTATATCGGACAATCCAAGTCTTGTACCACGCGATGGCGCGGACATAAAAGCGAATTAAAAGGCGGGTATCATGGCAATAGTTATTTACAGGCATCTTATAACAAGTATGGGTTAGAGGCTTTTGAATATTCTATCCTTGAAGCCTGTATTGAAGATCAGCGCGATCAACGCGAGTTATATTGGATTGGGTTTTATAATGCCACAGACAGAAGTTGTGGATATAACAGATTGTTTGGAGGCTGTCAAAACAAAAATCATTCACAAGAAACAAAAGATAAAATTCGCGAAGTTCTCAAACAAAAAAACATTACGCCTCCGAGTAGAAAAGGGGTAAAATGGTCAGAAGAACATAAAGCACACATGTCTGAAATGATGACAGGAAGAAAGTTGCCGCCATGTTCAGAAGAAAAGAAAGAAAAACTTAGATTAGCTAACTTAGGGAAGAAAGCGTCAGAAGAAACGAGAAAAAAACTAAGTGAAGCAAAGATTGGCAATAAAAACATGGTTGGATTTCATGTTTCTGACGAAACAAAGCAAAAAATATCCTTAGCTCAAAAAGGGGTACCAAAGAGGCAAAAGTAGAAATTTTAAAAAAGCTACAAACAAACGAAACACTCAAATATAAAGGGTGTTTTTTTAATGAAAAACAGGAGGAATAAATTATGGCAAACGAGGCGACTGGAACATTGTGGGCGCTTCCCAATTATACGGGGGAACTCTTCACAGCCGACATGATTAACACACCATTTCTATCAATGATTGGTGGATTAACAGGTGGCAGACAAACAAACAATTTCGAATTTCCTACATCGAGCGAGTACGACCATGAAGCGCTTGCACAGGAAAACATCACAGAGGACGAGTCAATTGCTGGCGTATCACCAATCAATTACGTCCGAGACCAAATCAAGAACGTAACACAGATATTCCAAGCGGAAGTGTTGCTATCTTACGTTAAGCAATCGAATCAAGGCAGGCTACTCGGTATAAACACCGCAGGCGCATCTAACAACGTTATGAGCGAGTTGGATTGGCAGATAGCTAAAGCACTTGAAGGAATTGCACGCAGAGTTGAATGGCATTTTCTGCAAGGGACTTATTCGCTAGCGGCAGCAGCAAACCAATCAAACCAAACAAGAGGAATGATTGAAGCGTGTTCCGTTAACACAGTAGCAGCAGCAGGCGCGAAATTGAGTAAAGCACTCATGGACGAGCTGTTGCTTGAAATGTTCACCAACGGCGCGATGTTCAAAAACATGGTTATATTCTGCGGCGGTTTCCAAAAACAACAGTTATCTAATATTTATGGTTATGCACCAGAGGACAGAAATGTCGGCGGCGTAAACATCAAGCAGTTAGAAACTGATTTTGGTAACATCGGCGTAGCACCAGCGCACAGAATGCAACCCGCAGCAATACTCGGTATATACGACATGAGCGTTATTGCACCAGTGTTCCAGCCAGTACCTAACAAGGGTAACCTATTCTATGAGGAATTGGCAAGAACAGGCGCAGCACAAAACGGTCAGATATTCGGGCAGATTGGTTTAGACCACGGGCCAAAATTTGCACATGGTACATTGACAGGGCTAGCAATAGCATAAAGGAACAAATGACGGGTTGAAATATACCCGTCTACTTTAAAAGGAGGAACAAGCATGGGAGCAATAGACGTAAATTACAACAAGTTAAGAAACCCACAGTTAAAAGATTGGGCGGAGCATGAATTTCACGACGTTTTGTTTGCAACAGCAGACGGACATGACCATGACGGTGTAAATTCAAAAACATTGAATCCAGCGGCAGTTATTGCCAATGATTCAATAACCACAGTTAAAATACTTGACAACGCAGTAACCTCGCCAAAGATAGTAAATGATGCGGTAACCACATTAAAAATAATTAATGGTGCGGTAACCACAGCTAAAATCGGCGCAGATGCGATTGATGGCACAAAGATAGCCGACAATGCAGTTGATAGCGAACATATAGTTGCAGGGGCAATCGACACGGCACACATCGGGTTGTTACAGGTCACAACAGCGGTAATCGCAGCAGATGCGATAACAGGCGCACAGCTGGCCGACAACGCAGTAGATAGTGAACACTATGTAGACGGGTCGATTGACACAGCACATTTTGCAGCAGGCGCGGTAGACGCAACAGCAATCGGAGCAGATGCAGTTATCACAGCGAAGATATTAGACGATAACGTCACTAACGCCAAACTGGCTAACATGACGCGCGGTACAATCAAAGTCGGTGGCGCAGCAGATGCACCGACAGATTTAGATGCAAAAGGTAGTGGTAAAATATTAATCGGTGATGGTACAGATATTACAAGCGCAACCGTGTCTGGTGACATAACCATTAGCGCAACAGGGGTAACAGCAATAGGCGCAGTTAAAGTATTAAAAGCGATGATTGGCGCAGATGCGATTGATGGAACTAAATTGGCAGACAACGCAGTTGATAGTGAACACATCACAGCGGGGTCGGTTGATACCTCTCACTTTGCGGCAATTACCACCCCAATGGCAAGGGCAATCACAGCAGCACATGCAGCGGCGATACCAGTTACAGGCAACGGTAACCTTGCATTAACAATAGCAGACGCAGCAGAAACAAATACTCTTGCGGTGCCTACCTTTGCGGGACAAATGATTGCAATATCGGTTGACACATTGGCGGGTGGCGGAACGCGTGAGATAACAGTAGCAACAGCAATCAATGCAGCAGGAAACACTAAAATTACGCTAAATACAGCAGGTGATTTTATTGTGTTGTATGGATTTAAGTTGGGCGCGTCGTTTGCATGGCGCATATTGGCATCGGACGGAGTTACATTATCATAATAGTTGGGGGCGGTTAATCCGCTCCCTCTAATCTTGGGAGGAAAGTATGAAATTTTACGGTAACGGAATCGTATGGAATAGTGCAAGAAATTGTAAGTTATGTAAGTTTGAGGACGGGGTGTTTGTAACTGACGACGAAGGCGTTATAAATGCGCTGATTAAATTAGGCTACAAACACGATGAAGTGGTTGAGATAAAAGAAGAAGT